GTGATTCAAGAAAAGCCTCTGCCCATAGGGTGTGAGATATTCAAGTTCCTCCTTAGTGAAATAAAACCTTCTAGATCATTGCAAGCAATGCCCCACCAATCTGTGGTAAGTTGTCAAGAAGTGCGCTACCGGCACGTGACGCCAAGCCCTTAAGCTTAGAGCCGAAAGTCTCTCCAGACACCGTTTCCCTCTCTTTAGGAGTTCCACGGGTCCTTCCGAGTTCCTTCGCCGAGCCGATGGCGGCCTTCCGTATCATACCCATGTCTTTGTCGGTAGCCGCGAGATTGATCTGCGACTGGACATTTGTGGCATGGGCAAGTGCGACTGGGTCGGAGACAGAGAGCGCCTGACCGATGTTGAACTGAGCCAACATCGGGTGGACCTCCCAGTTAACGACCCGTTCGATCACGATCACAGCAGCCGGGTCAAGATCACGACCAATGATGTACCAATACGGCCAAGCGGCAGCGTCAAGCCCATGTGCCCACTGGGTGGCGAACACATTCGGAGCTTGATAGAAGCCTTTCGCACCGTTCAAGTTGACATCGGCCGGATTGACATAGACGAAAGAGGATGTGCCAACAGGAGCCCAATTAGACTCTGCGGCGACACCTTCCGCCATCTCCGGTGAGGTGAAGACCTGGGCTCCAGCAATCTGTGACGCCTTCTCAACTGTTCCATTGAACAAATCGTTAAACGTTCCAGAGGGCATGACTGGACAGTCACCCGGGTTGCATGGAGCCACTACAAATGCACCCTGTGCGGTGAGTTGTGGTCCTGTGTATCGAACGCGAATTCCCGCTGAAACCGGTCGAAGACCGGAACAGGTAGCCGCGAATTCATTCTGCGCTTGCACGGAAGAGATGTCATTTAAGAGAATCGCGCCTCCAACACCCCACTCCGCAGCGTCGAGGTTAGCAAGTGCATTAGCACCTAAGAACGCGAGGTCGCTGTAGAGTCCGGGAGACACAACACAGGCGATTGAGTGAGAGCCATTGATAGTATGCGCCGCTGCAAGTTCGAAAGTAGCGACCTGTTGAACGGTCGCCGAGATGGACGTATCCTCATCAGGTACTCGAGCGGTGTAATGCCAAGGGTCTGCAAGAGACGCAAGGTAGCCATTTCCTCCTCGCTGACGAGAGGCGTTCCGGTCACTTGCGTCGCGCCGTTGCTGTGCTTTCTTGAGGGCTGCGAGTTCTCTCTCAACCACATTCTTGCTCTTCTTTGTCATTCTTAGAGGGCTTGTCAAACCTCCACCATCCGACTGTATTCCCGTCATCCGTGTCAGGACCTCTGCCGGGGTCTTGAGGAGCGGCAGCTTCTGAGTGCTTTCCTCCGAGAGCTCGGCGTAAAGTGTCTTGAGAGCAATCCACATGTGCCGGTGGTCAGGAAAGTAATGCAGGTGTGCCATTTCGTTAGACAGGTTTACTAGCTTTTGACATTTCTCCGCGATAGTCCAATTCTTCCCCATATACGCCATAGATACAGAGACCTTGGCGTAGTTCGGAACTGGGACAAAGTAAGATGTAGTGGGGTCTCGAACGAAGGTCTGGGACAGATAGCAACATGACTCAGGATCTGTCCCTTCTTCCGTGTCGAAGATCAGGCGAATGCCATGGACGGCAGCCTGTTGACGAATAAAAGTAAACGTCCACCCGTCCCGAAGGAGCGGGTTTGTGATAGTCAGAAGACCATCATCGCCTAGGATGTCCAACGTGACGTGCTTCTTCCAAAGGAAGTAGATGTCGTCAGTGGTGTACTCTGGGTATTTCGCGCTCATGAAACTGACAAACGTATCGACAATATTATATAGAGTCGTAATGCAATTATCGGTAGTTGTCATTCCTTGCCCCGAAGGGTTGCCAAGATGCTTCATTAGCAAAACACCATCACCCATAAGCAATTGGCTATGCTGAATTTCGAAGTATACAAGATCGACGAGATCGTGGTACTGAGGTTCGTGGACAGACTTTCGAATGCCCTTAACGCACTCGTAGTGCCACGGGAACTCGGCCGAATCTTTGATCTTCTCATCAAAGCCAGAAGTGCGTCCGTCGACGCTGCGATGTTCTTGGAGGATTCGGTGGAAGCCTCCACCCCGGGTGTTGTACCCGTAGGTGAAGGGAGAGGATCGTCTTCTACCGCATCGTTTGATAGCTTGCTCTTGTTTTCGGAAAAGAATTTGTTGAATGACGAAAAAAACGCCGGGCGCCACAAGAAACGTCCGGCCATCACCCAACTCAATCTTCTTAACCTTAGCAAGTTCCTCCTTGGACACCACGTTCCACACCACCCGCGGAACCATCCTCGTGAAGAATAGTCGAACGAAGACTTTCAAAATCTCCTTGTGTTCCAATAATTGCTTCTTCGAGGGACTCCGTAAGTGTTGCGACTCAAGCTCACCAGCCGAAGCCTCGGGCCTAACATCAATAATGAGCTCCGCAAAATCATCGTCTGAGAATTCGTCCGTCTCTGGACTGTACCAAAAGAAGGGATTCCCTATCGATGAGAACATGGGCTCGACTAGGCGCGAGACTAATGAAGCAACAGTGCGAGAGTGTTGCGGTCTCGGTGGAAGAGGACGGTTGTACTTTTCCAGAGACTTGTATGAGGCTGAGAGCACGAGCGGTGTGGCAGCATACTGGGGTGTGTAATTCGGTCCTTCGACTCCCTTGATAATATCAAGCAGTCGACCATCTATAGTAAATTTTGTTTTTTTTGTTTTTGTTGTATTTTCCTTGGTGCCCGAGATAGGTTAAGTAGGGGTAATCCTTCTTGCCTACCGGGGTTCGGGCCGACCCGCGATACTGGGTGAAAAATTTCAACAACGTTCCAACCTGTGTTTCGGTCGCGAGGCCGGCACGTTCAATAAAAAACAGACTTGTTTCTCTGTGAATACTGAAACTGCGTTAACATCGCCTTGTCCAACAACGTGGACTCCGAAAACATGACCGGTAGCGTTGGTCGCGGGAGCCCCGGACGAACCAGGGGTTGTGTTTACAACATGAGAAAACTGTACTTCACCATTTGGACCTGCGAGTTTTGAAAAACGACTGTCCTGTGGATGATACGATGGATTTCCCTCGTCAGACACGAACGGAGATAAGCGGCCATAGAGTTCCGTAACAGCGGTGTGAAGGAATCTCGGAGTCAAACCGAGATTCTTCGGCACTTGGCTGCCATTGAGAAATACTATGTCGTTCGCGTAGATCGCGGGAGTGCCATCAGCACGCGTCGCAGGGAGTAGTGGGCCAGTGTAATTTCCGTTTTGAAGACGGAACCTCACCGGTATAATCCCACTCTCAGGCGAGTGAACAGCGTGAGCTGCGGTGACCCAGAAAGTTCCACAGGCAAACCCTGTGGCTAGCCAGGTCTTCTTGTCCGCAGTCCACACAGTCATGACACTCGCTGCTCCTGGGATGCGATAAACCTTCGGACTCCTCTGTCCTTCCGAGCCGGGGGCCGGAAGTGAACGGGGAGCGAAGGAGACCTTCTTCTGCTTGGGTTTCTTCTTGGGCGGAGTTGGAAGAGGTTTCTTCTTGTGAGGGACAGGGGGGGGCCTCGTGGGCCTGCGAGACTCAAAGGGATCAACTTCGAACTCGCCCTCCGTACTGTCGTGGAGGATGTAAACATCCTCATCATCCTCACTCTCTTCCGCCCAGGTGCGACCAGAACGCGTGCTTGCACGGAGCTTTTCTTCTAAGTCTCGAATGCGCTGCATCAGGGCTTCTTCGCGGCGGCGAGCGAGCTCTGCCGCCTCTTCAGCCTCCTCTTCAGCACGTTCTTCGGCTTCAAGAGTAGCCTCGTCCTGCTCGTTACGAATAGCATGACCCTCAGACAGTGTCTCATCATATTCCGTGTCAGGATTTTCTGAAGGAACATTGGCCTCCGCACCACTGGGAATCACGTTCCCACTCGTGCGATCGACCTCCGGTGCCTCCTCCTGAGGGCGGATAAAATCGAGTGTCTTCGGGGCTAACTCGGCCGTAACATCTCCCAGATGCTGAACAAGATCAACGATCTTGGTAACAATCATGGGAAGAAGAACCATCGCGGATACGAACCACATGAGAATCATAGTTTTGTTTGAAGATATCCAGTAAATGACCTTCCTCAAACCGTGAGTAAAGACCGGAAGTTCGAGTTCTTTAATAGCACGGTCACGGAGGTTTGCGTCAAGTACGTCATCAACGCGGGCACGTTGATAGACTCGGACAGCCTCGATTCGTTCCTTGAAGCTAAGTCCACTCACGTCAGGATACGACGGAGCTTTCTGATTGATGACAAGTTGTATCAATTCCAAATCGTGTTCAGAAACTGTGCACCCGAAGGCAGGCTTCACGCCTGAAGTCGTGTCAACGGGCACCCCAGTAGGGGCGGGAAAAGTGTGCTCCCCAATGAAGATCAGAAGTGTGACAACCCCAACCACCTTACGGTACTCGAGGAACTTCTTCGCATCAAGGTCCGAGCTCAACCCACCCAGGGTAGAGATGAGGGTCTGATGGGCACTCTCAAATACCCTCTCCTTGGGACGGGAGTTGACCAGTTTGATAATGGCAGTGAGTGACATAAGAGCCGCTGTCGCCTGCCAAGCTCGAGAGGTGTTGTCTGCAAGGAGGGTTGCCAAAACCCAACCGTTCCACCTGAGAAACTCAATAGTTTCTTGACTGCGCTTGTAGACAAAACCGAGTTTCTCGGCATGTTTCAAAATGAACTCCAAAACCTCGCTCCAGGAGAATCCCTCAGACTCCTTTGCTTGCGCATCTGAATAATCTTCCATACCTCCGATGCTGTCAAGATCTACAACATCGTCGCCACCGAGAAGGGAAGGTGTAGGACTCTCTGGGAGGACCATAGGCTCTTTGCCCTTGTCCATCCTGAGAGTGGGAGAATCAGGCTCGGGTAGTTCTCTGAGTTTACGTTCATAGAGTTCACGCTCAAGACGAGCATCAACTCTATCAAGAACTTCCCTTGCCCATTCCTCCGCTTCCCGCGGGTCGACTTCGACCACCCTATCGCCATCTGGATCAAAGTAGCAGGGAGCTGACGGATCCACAAGACCAATGGTTGGTACGCTTGTATGTTCGATGGGAGACTCATACAAGCCCATTGGAGCTTTGGCACGACGCAACGTGTAAGGTTGGGTCGGAGGGTGTTCAGGCGCGCGCGACGAGGGAGTGGCCGGGCCCCGGAGGACTTCGGTAATACCCTCGTCGTCCATGTTAATAGCAATACCTTCGCTGGAGTGCATCGACATGGATAGCAAATCACAACTGAACCAGAAAGTG